CGGCTGGAGTCACGTAATAGCAATCTTTTGTGCTAGTCGGGAGCGCACCAGCAATTCCAACATCCTTCCCGCTGTTTTTGGAAGTGGTGCAAGCCTGCTCTGCGGTCTTTGTGTAAGGGGTCTCGGATTCGGTTTGCGTGGAGGTAAGACCATCTAGGCATGTTAGTTTCGAAAGCTTGGCAGAGGAAGTGTAGGTCGCATACTGAACCTCCATGTTTGTGACTCCAGTTGCCGTTCCAGCATTCAGCGCGCAGTAGCCTTGTCTAGCGCAATTATCCGAGCGGGATGAGGCGCAATATCCGTTGGAGATAGTGTAATCCTCAACTAATGTAGCTCGAGTGTCGGGAGGGGATTTTCCGCCATTCCATAGGCATTGCTCCCCGCAAGGGCCGTTATAAAATCCGCCCCCTGCCGGACTATCATACCACCCCCCGCCGTTCGTCTGGCCAGACTTTTCGACGTTGGTGTAGCCATCAACCTTAGAGTTTTTGTAGGTAACAAACATGGCTTATGTAAAAACAGCCCAAGCGTATTTTGCTGTCTTGTTGCAACCAGTCCCGACGTAAGCAGCGACGTATGGTGTTAGAGAAATTCCTCCTGCCCCTGTCATTCTCCTGGCGTAGTAGGCGTTGGCTGTGTTTGGTACTTGCTCAACCTCGACAATCGGAACCTCTACTGTGGTGGGGTAGGAGTCCTCTTCAGGAGTCTGCGGAGTAGGATTGCCTGCTTGAATCACCGCACCTGTTACGACTTGGCCATCGGTTGTGATTACCACTTTGTAATACCCAACCGTTACACCACCAGAAAACCTTGGAACTGGCACACCATTAGCATGCCCGGCTGTAATCTTGATCTGATTCCCAGAAAACGTAGGCGTAAACGGCCAAGTAATCCTGGGGTCGCGATAAAGATTTAGTATTCCTTGCCCGATGAACTTTGCCCCGGAACCGGAAACGCTTCCGTAGTTGATTGAAGGTTTAACAAACCCGCCTACTGCGTCTTTGCTGCTCATAGATGAAACCTAGGGACGCAAATCGATGGCTTCTAACGAAGAAGTGGCTATGCGGCACAGAGCCAATCATCGTGTTGCTAAGGTACTTCCAGAATCCAGCCTGCGGGTATGAGCGAAACAAATACTCCGGTGCAAACCGAGCAAACAACTCAAACCCAAAACAATAAACCTGACGTAGCAACGCTAGATGAGCGGGCGTATCAAGAGCTTGTCCAAAAGCTTTCAACGGCTGTCGAACAGCCAAAAGTAGAGGAAGCTCCTGCCGCCGCGGATCCGGCTCCCCAGCCAGAACCCAAAGCCGAGGAAACAACCACGGCCGAAGCTCAACAAGAGGAAGTTAAACCAGAGGAGGTTAAGGACGAAATTCCCGATCCCCAGGCTGGCATTCTTCCCGAGCGAGTGCGGGTTGGATCTTGGTCGGAAGAGGAGCGTAAAGCCCTTCAGATCCGTGCTAGGAATCCAGACCTGTCTCTGGCTCAAGCGATGGAGATGGTCAAAAAGGGTGAATCAGAGACAACTGCCACGTATGCAGATCCAGCCACAATTGAGGCCAAGATGTCGGAACGCGGTAAGGCGAAAGCCGAGGCCATCCGAGCGCTTGAGTTCGATAAGGCTGCTGACCTCGAGCTTGAGATTCAGAATCTGAGTCTTGAGCTAAGGCGTTCCGAAAGACGCGCCTCTGAGGATGCAACTAAAGCCCAAGCAGACTTCAACCAGAGGGTTGGGGATGCGAAGGCAAAGGCGGTTAAATTCTACCCAGATGCTTCCGAAAAGAGCAGTCCTCTGGTGGCTAAGATGAATGAGATCTACGAGTCCCTCAAGGATACGCAGAATCCCTTAATCTCAGACCCAGAACTGCCTTGGAAGCTGACCCAGATGGCGGCTAATGCCATAGGAATTGCCCCCAATTCCGGACGGCCGGCCCCTTCATCTAGCGTTGCGCGTCAAACCAAACCACCAATCGCGAGCGGTAACGCACGCACAACTGCTCCTGCAAACATATCACCGAAGGATCTGATCGCTAAAATAGATGACTTGGACACGCTCCAAGCATTAGCGGCCAGACTCTAAGGTGCGCAGGAGTTAATGAAAGGAGTCACTAACCATGGCTCAACTATTAATCCCCGAATCAAATCGACTTGCTGATTTCGGAATCAGCAACTCGACAGCGTACAACCAACTCCTGCCAGAACTCTGGCGTAAAGGAGTACAGTTGTCCGAAGCAACCGAGAACTTCTTCCAGCAGTTCGAGGGGCCTAGCGACACGTACGCAGTACAGTCGATCCGCGACCTTTCCAAAGGCGCAGGATCTAAAATCACATTCCGCACAATGGCCCAGCTCTTCGGAGAGGGTGTCCAAGGTGACGAACTGGTACAAGACAAGACGGAAGACTTCCGACTTGGTTCTTTCCAGCTGACGGTGGATTTCCTCCGTCACGCAGTCTCTTACAACAAGCGGACTGAAGAGAAGATCGCTATTGCTTCCGAACTGAAGTCCAACGTGCCAACCATGCTTGGCAACTGGCTCGGCCGGATCAAAACAGAGCGTTTGCAGAAGTTGTTCCTCCACAAGGGGAACGCCGAGAACTATATTCTCGCGAACACTTCCGCTACGACTGAAGACGATCTCTTGCACGGCGACACAATCAGCTATGACACCATCATCCGCGTCGGTCAGCAGTTGAAAACCCGTGGTGCGAAACCAGCAATGGTCGCCACTAACGGCAAAAATAAGATCAACCGCTACTTGCTCGCTTCGACTGGTGAGGCTCTCGTCTCGCTCAAGGCGGAAAATAACTACTTGTTAGCGCTTCGTGCGGCTGCAGCTGCTCAAGGCGAATCCAGCACTCTGTTCACCGGCGGATACGTCGATGTGGACGGACATGTGATCCGTGAATACAACCCGATTGACCATGACGGCTTTGGGCCGGTTGGTTCATCCCTCAATTCCCGCGCCGTTTACGGCGGATGGGTATCGAGCGGATCGGTTGTCACAGGATTCCCGCAGCTCAACACCGCAGCCAAAGATCGCGCCGCGTTTGAAATCGCTGGTGGTGGCTCTGTCACCGCTGGAGCAAAACGCACTCAGATCACTAGCGACATCTTTGGACCGGCGTACTTCAAGTACTTCAACAACTTCAAGTACCGCTTCAATCCTGACGATTCGCTGACTGTGGGCGGATCGGATCGTGGCTACGTCTTGATCTTGTCGAACGGCAAGTACACGCTCGCTCAGTACAGCACCAACGACGGCAACCGCCTGACATTGACCGCTGTTCTCGGCACGACTGCCGTTACGTCCGGAACCTTCGTGAAGAGCTTGGCTGGCTGGAAGACCTTGGTGACCGGAACTGCTCCGACCAACTTTGATGGTCAGTTTGCTGACGCGAAGATCCATGACACTGCCACTGCGGCAAACGCCATTACTCCTGGCGCGGTAATCATTCAGTGCAACAAGTGGGGAGTTCCACTTGGCAAATCCATCATGATGGGTGCCAATGCCGCGGTTCGCGGATACGGCTCTCTCGATGGTGAACGCTCCGAAGAAAATTTTGACGGAGAGTTCGTGCGTAAGGTGTACGTGACCAGCATCTTTGGTCAGTCTCCTTACCAACGGCCCGACGGTCGTCAGCCAAACTACGTCGTATTGAGCCATGCGGTGAAATACGCTGGGTTGGTTACTCCGTTAGTCTAAATTGAAAGTGATTGGCTCCCATCGGATAAAACCGGTGGGGGCCTTTCGCCTTTTATGACAGTCGCACAAGCCATTGATTCGATCTATGAAGTGTTCGGCATTCCGAATAATGCCGCAGCTCCAGAGATCATGCGTCGCCGAATCTTTAATGATCTAAACTCGGCCATGCAACTCCTGTGGTCTAAAGGCCATAGGTTTCTTGATTTCTACACACGGAAAGAGATTTCCGTAACCATTTCAGCAAACACAGATAACTCTGCGCTTAGTGACGATATTCAGTCCGTAATCGGACCAGTCCGCAGGGCTTCAGACAACATCCTCTTGCGTCCTATTTCAAGCAGGGGTGAGTTTGAGGCATTTCATTCTATCTATGCAGGATCCCTGACGGCTCTGGCTAATTCAGCCCCTCAGGCGTATTTCATTGAGGCTCTCCGCCCGGATAGCGGGGCAGACGCCACATCGCTAAAGATTTACGTTGTCCCGAAGCCCACCACAAACGCGACCTTGTATATGGCGGTAGCCCTGAAGGCTCCGACATTTACTACCAACGATTACTCGGCCAATCCGTCCACAAGCATCCCGATCCCTCATAACTATGCGGAAACCTTGCTTTTGCCGATTGCCAGATACCTAGCCTCATCGTCTCTCTTCTTCGCTGATAAATCCAAGCAACGCGAACCACAGCTTAAGTCTGAGTATGATCGCGCTCTGCAAACCCTTACGGAGGCCGCTTAAAATGCCTCCTGTAATCATTCCGGAAAACAACAAGGTTTCGGACATTCTTCGCGGAGTTCCGGAGTCAGTTAATCCAAGCGGAATCGCTGGAGGATATGTCGCATCGTCCTCGTTTATTCCGATTGGGGTAACCTCAGCTACGATTCCGGCGCAAGCAACAACCTTTAATGTAG